GCAACTACGACCAATCGCAGTTCGATCCTAAGACTCCGCTTCTTGATGACGACGCTAAGTTAGAATCAGTCTGGGCTTCTGAGCACAGCCTGAAGAAGATCGTCGATCCGTCGAACTTCAAGTCGTACGATGAATTGAAAACTCATCTTGACCGCGTTCTAGGTGCTGGTGGCGTTGCTGGTGCAACTGCTGCTGATACTGATGAAGAAGTCGCCGAGTACGTTCCTCGCGCGAAAGCAGCTGAAGCGCAATCTGCTCCAGTAGCAGATACTCCTGCTTCAGATGAAGATGATGATTTGGATTTCTTCCGAAAATTAGCTGGTTAAAAAGAAAGGGAGCTTCGGCTCCCTTTTCTTTATTTTACGTTCTTCCATATTCCCATATCAGTTCCAGCTTCTGGCGGTGGCTGAATGATTTCTGTTCTAGCGTTATTAATATTAGTTCCACCCACAACAACACTATTAACATCTCCACCAGTTTGTTGTTGTGGTCTTAGTCTGACTTCTTCTGTGCCCTGTCTGGCCATGTCTAAATTACTTTTTAGTTGAGCAGCAGAAGGAGTTGCTGCGAAATCATTTCTGGCTTGTACCATCGCAGGTCCTGTGTATCCAAGTGTATCAGATGTCGCCAGCGCAGCGTCAGCCATCAAACCTAATCCCGTACCGATACCAGGAACTGACCCAGCAGCACCACTGAATAGTTCTAAACCTGCGCCTGCAAAATCGCCTTCTAAAGCACGTTGCGCAGCAAATGCACCACCAAAAGCCAAGCCAAGTAATGGAATCTTTTTGAGTGCACTCTTTAATCCAAATTTTCCTGCGTTCTTTGCCGCTGTCTTTCCTGCTGTTTCTGCAGTTTCTTTGCCAACTGTTTCTGCAGTTTGTTTGCCAAATAAACCTTTGGTGCGATCTACAGCTTCCATACCAAGTACAGCTCCACCACCAACCAAAGTAGCACCTTTTATTAATCCTTTAGCTGTAACTCTTTCAGCGATAGTAGATCCGATTTGGTCTGTTCCTGTAGTATTTTGACCAGCAGCTCTAGCCTGTTCTTCTGTTGTCATAACAGGTTCGATATCGATACCAGGAATCGTATTTAATACCGAGATAATTGGGTTTATTACAAAACCTATGAAAGCATCTTTTATAGCTGTGAACAAACTGCTGAATAGATCTTTTATCTGTTTTACGACAAAATCAAAAACCGAAGATAGTAATCCAGATAAACTCCCACCAGCAGAGAAGAAGCCAATGAACAATCCACCCAATAAAAGCATTAAAGTTTTTAGAAATCCATCTGTACTCTTTGAAATTGATGATACTAAATTGCTAGTTGTCTTTTTGTTAGATGATTCTAATTCTTTTTCTTTTAGAGATAGAGCGTCTTTTTTGCCAAGATTTTCTTCTGCTTTCTGATCTTTTTCTACTGTTCTTTCAAAACTATCTGGCAAAGCTCTTATTGCTTCCAAAGTAAGAAAACTGACTGCTACCAAAGTTTCCAGTGTGGTAAACAGTTTATCTTTATCACTAGTATCAGATTGTTCTGGTTTTATTTCTTCGGCAACAAGAACATTGTCAAACATCTGAGTAAATCGTGAACTCATTTCAGATAATCCTATGCTAATCTCATTTAGACTATTTGATATACTTTGCATAGTATTCATGAATTCTTCAAAGCCAGGAACCATTTGTTGGTTGTCAGCAATAGCGTCCACGATTTCGCCTACTAGCACATTGTTGTCTAGTACCATCATTTCGTTTCTACCATATTCTGGTTTTGGTAATGCTGGCAACTCTGCCATGTTTATCTCCTAGCTTTTCTTTGTTGTTCTTCCATTTTTTCTTTTTCTTCTTTTAGGTGTTCTATTAGCATATGCACATAGATATCTCTTTCGAATGGTATCCAACCTTCAATATCTGACATCGCATAATTATGGTGTTGCATCAAAGCAAAATTTGTTCTGTACCAGTTCGACAGACTATTGTAGCCTGTCGTTACCCGAAAAAACTTTGAATACCCTCTAGGGTCAATTCCCTAATGCTTCCGTCTCTTCGCTTATACGAAATGTTTGCTGTTATTTTTGGTAATCCTACGAAGAACTCCTGCATTTTTGCCAAGTCTTTCGTTCCTAAGCTCATTACCCAATCATCTAATTCCATTTTTGAGTATTCGGCAACGTCATATGCAGTTTCGCCATCAAAGATTTGATCGATACTATCACGAATCATCATTAGAACAGTTTCTGCGCTATTCATTTTGTTTTCGGCAATTAAAGAAAGAACCTCGTAAGAAGGATATTTTAATACAACAGAAATAGGGTCTGTTAATTTAATAAAATTGCCGATCTTTGGTTCAGAGACCGATATGTCTTTTTCCAAATCTAATTTTACTTTATATGTTTGGCTGTCTTGGTCGTCTTCGATTGTTAGTTCTAACACATTGGATACAGACTTAGCCCTTAACATCAGAAAAATATATTCTAAGTCAAAATATGCTAGTTTATCAACATCTTTAATATCCAACACACAGTTATTGATAATTTGTTTATAGACATTGATAATGTCTTTTACTTCATTACTTTCTCTGGCTATTAGAACTAGTTTCTCTTCAGAAACGGTATATGGTCTGTAACGAACAACTTCTTTAGTAGAAGGAATAGTCAGTTCAAAAATAGGTTGTTTAATTTTAGGTAAAGCCATTTTAATCTCCAATCATTAATCATTTTATGGGAAAGTTTTGGTAATGTTCTTAACTAGATTCTTACCGTTGATAATAGTAGTATTTAGATTTCTTAGGGAAGATACTGCTGCTGAGTTGTTTCTGTCTGCTCCAACTATTCCTAGCAGAGCATCTAGCCTTCCTTGAGTTGAGCCAGCATTTCTTAATAATCTAAAATTCGTCTGGAATTGTTTAATTCCTCTTAATGTAGAATATGCGCTATCTAGACCATTTGTTATAGAGTTTACTAGATCTGATAATGTTCTACCAAAAGAAGCTTCTGTTCCTTGTGATGTAGTTTCGTAAGCAGATTTAGCATAATAATGTTTTCCAAATTGATATTGATAGTCACCAAATGTATATTCGGCAGTTCTAAATGCCATTCTAACAGTGCATTTTGCAATCTGATCATCGTCTGCCCAATCTAATTGAATCTGCCCAACCTCTATTGGGAATGCATCGAATAATTCGCACTGAACGAGCGCATAACTATTTCCTGAAACATCTTTATCTCCGATTGGACTTCCAGCAACTGCCAACGAACTTTTCTGAATATCTGCATCATTTACAGAAGCAAATTGTGAGTTAGGATCAGCCATACCTGCATACTTTGATATCATGAATATATTAAACTTCGGAGCTTTATAATTATCTCTATATCTAGATACATGCGCGATATCTGGAAAATTACTATTGTTTACCATAATATAATTTAACCATCTGTGAAATAGTTCTAAAGAACTAGCACGATCAGCATCAATATAAAATGTTAATTCTACATCATCAAACATTGAATCATATGGAGTTTTTACTGTTGGTCCATATCCATATGGTTTTGATTCTTGAGTAGCAAGCCTTCTTCCTGGCATTTGCGCAGCACTGCAAAGATACGCGACCTCTTGATATCTCTCAATTGCTAATTCAGCAGGTGGAACGATCGTTACAACGAAATTAGAAGTTCTTGCTAAATCAACTGATAGAAACTTTTGAGAAAAGAAATCTACACTAAATCTATTTGATGGAACTGAAATTTTAGCTGCAGCGATCGGTGGTGAAAGTTGCGATTGCGGACCAGCGAGAAATCGAGAAGCTGCAGTATTAGTTGCTTCTGGTGACGCTGGTTGCGGTCCAGCGAGAAATTGTGCAGCTGTAATATTTGATGCGTCAGTAGCCATTAGATTTTGCTCCTGCTGTCTTTCCAGACTTTATCTTTAGTTGCTTTCTTAAATTGTTCTGTTGGTAGAAACACAGTCATGTCCCATTCTTCTGGCGGAACATAGATAAACTTGGATCTCATATGATCAAACAAATAATGTTTGAAGCAAGGTTTGAAGAAGCGAAATCTAGATGCAGAACTTAGTAATTGATATGTAATTTTTAATCTTGTGGTTTCGTTTCCGACCACGCCATTTACTTGAGTTTCATATAGAGAATCCATTAATATGGCGCGCAGGGTTGGAGGCAAATAATGCAAGTTAAGACCATAGAATCCGCCCTCTGCTGGCTGTACATAAAATACTAGAGGAAATCTATCATAGAATGGTAGAGTCTCTTTTCCTTTCGGATCGTACACAAACATATACATACGACCAATTTTGCCAATATTTCTTTTTCTTTCGGCTTCATTGATAAAGAGATTAGTTCTTACACTAGCTTTTGATATTTCGTTGTATTTTGCTCTCAACCAATCAATAGATTTTTTAGATCTGTTGATTACGTCGATGCCAGTTTTAGAAGCATCTTTGACTAGTTTATTGTAAATTGATGCAGGCATTAGCCGTTTAATTCCTTCTCTGTTATAATTTGAAACTTCCAGCCCCGATCTTTACAGTATTCTTCGGCAGCTTTCCATTTCGATTGATTCTTGCCCCAAGTCATCACTTCGTTAATATAGCGCCTAGTTCTTCTCTGCTGTTTCTTAGGTTCGCGAGTCTGAGCCAATGGCTTAATCTCAACGAGAATACTTTCTATTTTACCATCTGGCGTTCTTTTCTTAAACCAGAAGTCTACAAAGTATCGGTGCATCTTGTTATCTGTAACGCAGCGATATGGTACTACAACTTCTTCGGAATTCCATTCAAGAACATCAGAATGCGTATCAAGAAAGTTCATAAACTTCAGTTCCAGACTTGACCTATAAATAACCTTAGTCGGGTCACCCTTATATTTAGCTGGGTTCTTGACCTTGTATTTTCCTTTCCATGCCATTTTATCGCCTAAATAAAGAGTACATTCAACAAGGTATTTATATGTCAGAAACACAAGAATCTACTGATGAAATCGGGCTTTATGGTGGAATTGTCACTCGCACCAAACCCAAAATCTTAAGTTTGGTTAGTCTAAGCGGAGAAGCTGAACCCATTGGTTTTGCTCTTCTTATGAGTCCATATAAAGCTCAACTAGTAGATGTAGAATCAATTGTTGCTGGTATAGATACAGCTCTAGCTGAAGAGAACGGAGGAAAACTCACGCAACAAGAAGTAGAGGCAATACGAAAAAATGTTACAACAAATATGGCTGCTGCAGATCTGCAATTTAAGGCGAATTTATACACGACCAAACAGGTAAATGATAGAGGTAATGTTCCCCGACTCGTATTTCCACTGCCAATAGATATCAGAGATCAATTGATGGTCAACTATCAAACTTCTGATATGGGAATTGCTGGAGCAGCTGCTTCTTTTGGTGCTGACTTGGCCAAAAACATAAAGCAAGGTAGAGGTTTAGATATGGGTAATGATACCACATCTTCTGCTTTGCAGGCTGTTGGCTTAAACTTCTTAAAGGAAATAGCTCCATCAACGACACCGCTCGTTGGTCAATATCTTGGAGCAGTAGCGAATCCATTTACTGTTACTTCTTTTAGAAATGTGGAACCACGCGTATACAATTTTGAATTTAGAATAACTCCTGCTAATCAAGCCCAATCTGAAACTCTTCAAGAATGTATTAATACTTTAAGATATTGCGCATTACCAGATCCAACTGCTGCTGGATTAACTCTAGCGATTCCTTACAGATTTAAGTTGGCTTGGCTCGGAGCTTTGAAAATGTTTGACTTTTCCGAAGCAGTTTTAACTAGAATAGAAGTTAATTATTCTTCTGGTGGAAATCCTGCATTTTTTGAATATACACAATCTAAATTAACAAATGGATCTGAAGGATATCATCCTGTTGCTGTGACTATTGCTTTGGAATTCAGGGAACTGTTTCCTCTCACAAAAGAAACTATTGTTCCAAGATCGGGAAAATCAGAATATGATGGCGAAATGATACCTAGAATTCTTGGTAGAAGAGAATTCAATGATATTGCTTCTTCCGAAGAAACGCAGGCTGGCGCTACTACTGATCCAGCTGAAAATCAAACAGGTGCCAGAGATGATGCTCTGAATACACCAGTAAATGCAGACAGAGAAGCAGTACAACAAGCTCAATCTGTGTATAATGATTCAGTGAAAAAAATGGAATCGTCTAGTAGAGAATTAAAAAATGAGGGCGAGGGTGGATATGACGCACAAAGAGCAATAAAACGAGAAATTACTGCGGCAGACGTATATCTTGCGGTGAACCGTCATGATACTGCAGTAGACTCATATAATGGCGCACTCAATGTATTAAAATCTAATTCGCTCTCCAGCAAATATGTACAAGATATTCCTCCTGCAAAAACATGGCTAGAAAAAGTAGATGATGGTACGAGTGGAAGTAGAACCAGTTCTTTTGTTTGGTATGCTGTATACAATACAGGCAACGTCGACTGGAATAAAACATCAGGTGGAGGAGGTTAATAACTAATGGCTGTTCAATATTTCAAAAACTTTCCGTTGGTAAATTACAATGATGTTTCTATGAGAAACATCATGTTAAAGGCTTCAATAGATATTAATCTATTCTTAAACAATACCAAACTATACACATACCAAATAAAAGATGGGGATAAACCAACAATTATTGCTGATCAATATTACGGCGATATTAACTATGCTTGGTTAGTTTTATTGTCTAATAGAATTATAGATCCTTATTTTGAGTGGCCACTGACCAATCAAGAATTAGACGCACATATAATTAAAAAATATGGTTCGTTAGTAACAGCACAATCTACTATTTACGAATATAAAAACATATCTAACGAAGAAGAAAGAATTACTATTGAAACATATACTTATGCATATAACAATAATAATCCTATATTTGTACCTGTTTATGCTTCTGATAAAGAATTTGAACTTAACGAACAAAAAAGAAACATTCAATTAATCGATAAAACATATGCTAGACAAATTGCAAATGGTCTAGAAACTGTTCTTGGAAAATAAAAATGATTAATGGCGCTCAGTGGATTACATTCAATAATACAGTTTTAGATAAATTCAGTTATCGTATTTTGTTACGTACTCCAAACGACGAGTATATTGGAATAGAATCATTTGTTTCCACGTTATCGATTAAACAAGAATTAATAAGAAGTAGTATGATTCTTGAAATGAAACTTTCTGACGCCAGAGGAATTTTAGATTCAGCTTTAATTCAGGTTGGATCTGCAATAGTTGTAGAACTGTGCAGAGATCCAGAAAGTCCTGTTGAATCATCAACTAAGATTTCTAGTAAAGCATTTATTGTTACGAGAATTGATAACAATATTCAGAGCGCGCAATTAAAACAAAGAGTTTTTAACATTACTGCTTATTCATTAGCTGGTATTTCCAACGCGTGGCCACTATCATATTCAGACTACTCTGGACCAACAAAACCAACAGACATTATCAAGCAAATTGTACAAAAAACATTTATAGACAAATATAAGGGATTTTCAGAACAAATTGTTAGTAAGATAGTTGAAGATAACGGCAAGTGGATAGATTCTACAAATGAAATTAAGAATGGAGTACTATTACATCAAGTTAAGCCATTTGATGCGATCTCTCATTTAATATCAAAATCAGTTTCACCAGATAAAAGTGAATATTTTTTCTATGAAGATTTTAATGGATTTAATTTAAGAACTCTAAAGTCAATGAAAGAAAATTCAAAAAACATTGAACAAACTTTTATTTACTATCAAGATAAATCTCAAAGATTTGGCAATACTGAAAAAGAAGAAGTTCCAGACTATTTTAGAATTTTATATCTAACTCAACATAAACAACAAGATTATTTTCAATTAGTACAAGGTGGTGCTGTAATTAATCAAGTTGCTGTTCTCGACGTCATCAATAAAGAAGTTATAAAAAAACATTTTAAGTATGAACCATCAGCTAATAGTGATGGTATATTAGAAAAAGAAGTGTTTGTGTTAGGAAACAAAACAGCATATCCTAATGATGCTTTTCCATTTACTGCATTCACAGCAGCTGTTCCATATAATAAAGAACCATATTCTTATGATATAGCGCCACATTCTAAAATTGCTATTTCAGAAACGGCTTGGAACAGAGATGATTATTTGTTAGATAACTATAACATTCCAGTCGCACAAAAAACTTTGATGGAACAAAATAGAATAACAGTTGAGATTTATGGTAATCCGAATGTACTTCCTGGTGATGTTATAAAAATAAAAGTTCCAAGCAAATCTGGTATAGATTCTGATATTGAATCTTTGATTCGTAGACAAAGTGGTAAGTTTTTAGTTGGAGCAGTCAAACATAATATTTTTGGATCAAAATTTCAAACATTTTTAGATTTGTATGTAGATTCGTATAACGAAGATGTAACGAAAACACCAAAAAGCAAATCTAGTGAAACCACATAAACATGAGAGATTTGACAAACACACCATATAATGAATTCGTCTGGTTTGTCGGAAGCATAGAAAGCATAGAAGATCCAGATAAACTTGGAAGAGTTAGAGTTCGCGCTTTTGGTTTTCACGATGAGTTGACGCCAGTTGATAAACTTCCGCTGGCGTTTATACTAGACGGAGCGACTCCGCCTGTTACTGGTGTTCAAACTGCAGTTGGCTTTTTCATGGATGGAAAGTTAGCACAACAACCATTCATTCTTGGTCTAATGAATAGTACAGTATCATATCCAGGAAGAGTAGATTCTACTCCGACAGGAACAACACCATCAACAACTTCTGGAAGAACTAGCCCAAGACCACAAACTGTTCCAAGCGATTCGCCGCAACCAAACATACCAGAAGGTCCAATTATCGTAGAAGATAATAAAGAGTTCTGGACATTGGTTGCTGTTTGCGGAACAGAAGATTTAGATAGACAATCTTGGGCAGACATAGCACAAAGTATTTACAACAGAATGAATGCTGGAGTATTTGGCGGATCAACTGCTACTAGTGTGATATTAGCTAGTAGACAGTATCAACCAACATGGACTCTTCCAGAACTTAGATCTCCGAACACTAAGAACCAAGGATCTCCTAATAGAGAATGGACTAATATAAACAACATAGCTGATGCAGCACGAGCGACTAATCAATCACAACAATATTTACTTGGTGTGGCTAGAGCGATTAAAGATCAAGGATTACAAAATAATTCTAAAGCGTTTGTTAAAACCTATACAGATTTTCTTGGAAAATCCCAGAAATCAACATGGTGGAAAACAGATTTTGGTTCAGCACGAAGAAGCCCCAACAATAATAGATTCGCATTTCGCAAAGATAGTAGTTATACAGGTGCTGCTGGCCAAGGACCAATTCCTGGTTTTGTAATCGCTGCAGTAATAGAATAAATATACTTATGAGAGACTTAACAAACACACCATACAAACAATTTATCTGGTTTATTGCAGAGATTGTTGAAACTAATACGGATCCAAATAAACTTGGTCGTGTTCGGATTCGCATACTCGGATTTCATTCAGAAGATACTCCAAATGACAAATTGCCTTTGGCTTTAGTAATGAATGGTGGCGCAGCAAGACTAGTAGAAAAACAATGGGTAGTCGGTTTCTTTTTAGATGGAGCAATGGCACAACAACCATTCGTCTTGGGTACAGTTGGTTCTGCTATCGGCAATCCTGCTAAAGTAAACTCGCAAGAAAATCCAGGTCCAAACCAAAATAGAACATCAGCAAATGTATCTCAACCCACTGCATCTCAACCCACTGCGACTCAACCCACTGCGTCTCAACCCGTTGGAGTAACTGGAATATATCCAGATATATTTCCTACAAATGGACGATATCCGTTTGAATATCTGGGAGTACCACAAAGCCCAAAAGTTCCATACAGCAGGGACGCGACAGCAGATCCGCAACCATTTACAAATATGGTTTTACACGACACAGCGGGCGGTGGATCTGGTCCAGATGCTGTAAAAGGTGGCCAGGAAGTGCGAGCCGACGGTAATGCGTATGGATATCATTTCTATGTTGATAGAAACGGTAAAGTTTTTCAGGGTGCTCCGCTAAATGTTAGAACAAATGGTGTTGGACGGGCAAGTGCCCCATATACAAATAACAACACTATTAATATCGCATTTATCAATCGCGGTAAGGATCTCGGCGACGACCCGACGACTGCGCAACTAAAAACTGCTGCTTTACTTGTACAAGATGTTGGCAATAATTTTGGTATTCCAAAATCTAACATATCAACACACGGAGTCGTATCCGTAGGAAGAAAAAGCCCCACCGAAGCCTTAACAGCATTTAATCATGCGATGAAAACATACGTCAATCCGTCAAAAGCAACGATACCGTTGATCAAACCACCACCTCCGATTAAAATTGGAACTGGACCATAAACATGGCAAAAACACCATCACAAATTCTTGATGATATTAAAAATACTACATTAGATTCTGCATCTAAGGTATTTTTAGATACAGGTATTTTTAATGATAAAGAATTATTAAAAGATCCAGCTGCTGCAGTCGGAATTGTACAATCTCAAGTAAATGAGCTTTTGAGTAAAGGCGTCTCTTTAGAAAACATAGGAATTGTTGGGCTGAATGAAGCATTTCCTGATTTAAATGCAGAACTTGAAGGATTATGCGAAACGCTCGGGTGCGCGTTTGGTGGCGCATTATCTGGGATTATTCCAGATGATTCGTATTTTAATTTATTAAATGAAACAGTCGACAATGTCCGTGCTATTAAAGGTTCAATAGAATCAGCAAAATTACCATCAGATATATTAATAAAAAAATCTATTCTAAACAAATACACAGCCCCAGTTGATGGTAGAAATACTGAAGGTGGTGCACCCTTAATTAAATTCCCTGATACGTTTACTCCGGAAGAATCTGGTCGAGGAAAAACACCAGTTTCTGATTGGCGCGATAGAAGCCGTGTACTCACAGAAACAGCTGGTTCTTCTGGCGCGCAATCCTGGGCTGAGAGTAATAGTCAGTTTGGAGCAATCTATGGTAAAAACATTGTTTATAAATCTAACTTCGGTCATTATATTGAATTGGATGATTCGGAAGCATTTGAGCGAGTAAACATATACCACAAAAATGGTACGTTTATTACGTTGATGCCAGACCAATCAATTGTTATGCGCTCTCAGGGTGGATTACAACAGATTACCTATGCAAATAATGACATTTTCGTAAAAGGAAACATCAACATTACAGTAATGGGCGACACTAATATTTCTACAAATGGCGACACAAATATTGATACTGTTGGTGATGTAAATTGGAGAGTTGGCGGCGACTTTAATTTAGATGTTATTGGTGATACGTTCATGGCTAATCGTGGTGACATTAAAATGACCGCAAGGCAGATCCGTCAGAATGCTGGAGATCCGCGCGTTCTTAATGATGTAAAAGAAAAAACGTACAAATTTGGTTCTTAAGCACTACTAAATACACTATACAGCGGAGAATTTATATGAAAACTCTTAAAGACTTTATGGTTGAATTTACAGTTCCTGGATTTGAAGGGAAGAGAATCAAAGTCACCAAAAAACCAATTCGTATGATCAACGGAAAGATGGCTAAAGCGTTTCCTGGAAGAGGAACTGAGGGCGATGGTCCAGACGGTTCAGCCGATGGTAACGGAGATGGTGGCGACGGCGGAAACGGTGGCGAATAATGTCATTTAGAAAACCAAAACCGCTTGGTCCAACAGTCACATATAGCGACTTTACTACTTCTTTTGCTAGAAACGCTGTATCTAACGATGTCATTCGTTTAACAGATATAAACGCAGTAAAACGTTCTATTAAAAACTTGGTAGTAACTAATAAAA